ATGTTGCAAGTACACAAAAAGCTAACTAATTTGTCTGTAGTTGGAGATACATTATTCCTATCTCTAGTACATATAACAGCGTGTATGTTCATATACTATAATATGATAAGCAAATGCGGTTTTTATGGAAAATCAAAGATTATTAGAAGAATTTAAGAGATGTACTACGGACCCTCTTCATTTTATTTCAACCTATATCAAAGTTACGCACCCAGTCAGGGGGCTAGTTCCATTTAACTTGTATCCTTTCCAGGAAAGAATCCTTGAAAACTTAGAAGGGAATCGATTTAACATCCTGAGAAAGTTTAGACAAGCAGGATGTACTACAATCGCAGCCGCTTACTCTCTGTGGATGATCATATTTCAGAAGCACAAGCAAGTTGTTATTCTTTCTAAGGGTGATGCAGAATCAACAGAGGTTCTAGATAGAATTAAGCTTATGTATGATGAACTTCCCTCTTTTCTAAAGCCAGGAATTCAGGAAGATAATAAGCATACTCTTAAATTGATGACAGGCTCTACGATTAAATCGCGTCCGTCAGGTAAGCAATCAGGTCGTTCTTTGGCGGGATCACTCCTCATAGTTGACGAGGCTGCTTTCATTGAAAATATTGACACCATCTGGGCTGCTGTCTATCCCATTATCTCCACAGGAGGTCGCGCTTTCGTTCTCTCTACCGTTAATGGTATTGGTAATTGGTATCATGAAGTCTATCAAAAAGCCCTGACTGGGGATAACTCTTTTAACCCTATTGATATTAGATGGCAAGAACATCCTGAATATAATTATAATGAAAATTATAGTCATCTCTATGGGGTTATGAAAGAAAAGGGTTTGGATATCCATAAGTGGGAGGAAACCACTAAGGCAAATATGCCTATGAAGCAGTGGTTGCAGGAATATGAATGTTCCTTCCTTGGAACAGGAGATACTTACATTGAGGGAGAGATTCTAAAGGCAATCTCATCCCAAACAAGTGAGGAGTATTTCACCAAATACAACAATAGAATGCGTGTTTGGCAAGAAGCAAAACCCCAGTATGAGTATTTAATTTCTTGCGATACCTCGTTAGGTCGAGATAGGGATTACTCAGCATTTCATGTGATCAATATGTACAATGGACAGCAAGTTGCCGAATTTTATTCTAATAGAACTCCCATAAATGATTTTGCTAAAATTTTATTTAATGAAGGTATGCTATATAATGTAGCGCACATTATTTGTGAGCGGAATACTATTGGAAATAACTTAATCGACTGGCTCTATAATATTTATGAGTACGAGAATCTGTGGGCTGATGACAAGGATGACCTTGGTTTTCAGGTTACAGCAAAAAATAGAGAAAGTATACTAGCTGAACTAGAAGAAGCAATTAGGACTGATTTAATTAAGATTAATTCGACCCGAACTTGTGACGAACTAATGACCTTCATTATAAACGAGAACGGAAAAGTAGAGGCAGAAAAGAATTATCATGATGATCTTGTTATGAGCCTTGCATTAGCCGTTCATGCTTATAAAAACTTATTAGATACAACTCAAATAGAGTTTGTATCAAAGCTTGAAAAAGAACAAAAACCCCTTATGCCAAGTAAAAATTACAAGCATAATTTTAAAACAGCATATGGGGGCATGACAGAGGAAGATTTTAAATGGCTGATGAAGTAAATGACGAATTAAATGAAAGTGGTTATACTACTTTTGGTGGAACCCAGAATCGGGCAGGAGGGCTTTATACTCCCACAGGTCCTATAGGTCGCTTCTTTGCTAAATTTTTTGCAACAAAAGCTCAAGTTACTGTACAAAGAGCAATTGATCAGGGCAAGGTGGTTCCTGATGCTGGGGACACGGTTATTAGCACTGAGGTTATCAAAGATCAAGAAACTGATGGGGCACCCGCTGTTGGAGGGATACAAAGAAACCCAATTCTTCCCCAGCTTGAACTTAATAGAAGAAGACGCTATAAAGAATATGAGGAGATGGATGAGTATCCCGAGATTGGCGCAGCCTTTGATATTTATGCTGATGATTCCTCTCAAAAAGGAACGCGATCAGAGCGTTGGACTATTAAATCTGAAAATGATTTAGTTGTTGATGAAGTTACCACACTTTTTGAAAGAATTAATTTACATAGATTTCTTTGGGATATTATCAGAAATACTGTTAAGTACGGAGATTGTTTTACGGAACTCGTTTTAGATGTTAATAAGCCAGAGGAGGGTATTAAAAAGCTTAAAATACTCAACCCTAACTGGATTCTTAGGGTAGAAAATGAATATGGGTATCTTAAAAAATTCTTACAAGAGATTCCTAATTTAGAGTCCCTTCAGTATTCTGAAGTGGGTCAGTCTGAAATGGCTAGACCTCTTAAGTACATTGAACTTGATAAGCACCAAATTGTTCATTTCAGACTTCACACCTCTGATCCGATCTTCTATCCTTATGGCAAGTCTATTGCTGCTTTATGTCATCGTGTGTTCCGCTCTCTTAAGATGATGGAAGATGCGATGATGATTTATAGACTTTCACGGGCTCCTGAAAGACGCATCTTCTATGTTGATACAGGAAATCTCCCCACCAGTAAGGCTGAGATGTTTATTGAGAGATTAAAGCAGAAGTTTAAGAAAGAGAAATATTACAATTCTCCTAAAGGGACGATTGATTCACGATACAACCCAATGTCTATGGATGAGGACTTCTTTGTTCCAACCAAGAATGGGCGGGGAACTAAAATTGATACGCTTCCTGGGGCAACGAACTTAGGAGAAATTGAGGATGTTAGATATTACAGAGATAAGCTTCTTGCTGCCTTAAAAGTCCCGAAAGACTACCTTGTGGAAAAGGATAAGTCACCAGAACGAAAAGCTAACCTTTCCCAGCTTGATGTTAAATTTGCTAGAACTATTCAAAGAGTTCAGATTGATATTGAAGCTGGTTTAGAGAGTTTAGCAAAGCGTCATTTACAATTACGAGGATTTCCTGCTTCTCTTATTAAAAAATTAAAGATTTCTCTTCCTGAGCCTTCCGATATGTCAGCTAAGAGAAAACTTGATATTGATGAGCAAAAAACTAGAGTTATTCAAGCTGTTCAGGGTTTGGCTCTTTTCTCTAAAGAATCCATCTATAGAGAGTTCTATGATATGACAGACGAAGAAATCCGTAGAATGCAATCTGAAATTGAAGAAGATCAGCAGAAGGATATGGAGCAACAGCAGGAACAGGCCGAGGCGGCTGGCCCTGCTCCAGGAGAAGCTGGTGGTCAGGAGTCTGCTGAAAATGCTCCTCCGACTGCAAATGAAGAAAGGGGTTCTGAGTTGGAATCCTTACGAGATTTAGTTCTAGAAGATGACAAAAAAGCAGTTATTTCTAGAATAATTAAAAAACAACAAGAAAAAGCGGAACCCACGACTAAAAACTAACATATATAAGTTTAGAGTTCGTAAAAATGGAGATTAAAAATGTTTTCGAAACTATTTGAAGAAAGAGATAAAACTATTACTCACCTTGTTAAGTTAGGTGATTGCATAGCCAGATCTTTGAGAGAAAATGTAAGCTTGTTTGCTATTGATAGCAATAATTCACAAGTTTCCTACCTCACAGAGAGTGGTAAAGTTATTAGTGGGACTTACTCCACTGACCAGGATGTAGCCCTTGATTCTATCAAGGTTCAAGATTCTTCCGTTTTTGAAGACGGAGAACAGCTTGATTCCTTTGTTAGTGAAAAAATTTCCACTTTTATTGAAAGCATTCATTATGGAGAGTACTCTTCTGCTGATGAGTCCTTCTCTGATGTATTATCTCTTTGGGAGAATCGCTTAAAACTATCAACGGTTCAAGCTAGACTCTACGAACAGTCTAGTAGGTTAGCAGCCGTTGAGAAGATTGTCGAGTCTTCTGAGTTTCAAAAACTTGTTGAGGTTTCTCCTCAACTTCAAGAGTTTTTGAAAGAAAACTTTGAAAAAATTACTTTGGTTCCTGAAGTTAGAAATGCAATAAATCTTTCTAATGCAGTTTCTCAAGCGTTTAATTTTCCAAAATTAACTTTAGAAGAACTTGAAGAAAATAAATCATATATTCTTAAAGATGGAGTTACCCCTTCAATTTATGATATGGTATGTCGTCAAGAGTTAGTAAAACGAGAGCTTATTGAATCTAAGAAAAGCTTTGATATGATTTGGGCCGATAATGCCTCTATCCAAAAACTAACAGGAATGATTTTTGAAGGCGATGAGGCTGTTGTGAACGCTTTGTCGGAGGCTCTTAAAGAAGTTCCTTATCTTGCATTAGCTTCCAAGAAGAGTTTATTTAACACCTTTTCTAATTGTCTTTCCCATGCAGACGGTATTGGGGTTTCTGATAAAGATATTCAAGGATTCGCATCCCGCATCTTTGAATATAAGAAAGATGTTAAGAAAGCTTTCATTCAAAATATTAACGAAAAGTACGGAGTTAATATACAGAACCTCCAAAACCCAGCATCCTTCAAGAGCTTGGCTAATACTCAGGTCGTAATTTTTGAAGCACTGTCCCGACTATCTCCTACGGGTTCGGTTCTTAAAGAAGTTCTTTCTGAAATGGCACAAGGCTTAAAAACGAAATCTGGTGTTGAGTGTATTGATGTTAATGATTATCTCTTAGAGATGTTTATTCGGGCTGGGTATGATGAAGTTTTAGAAGAGGCTGCTTCGGCTCCTGCTACAAAAGTGGATTTCAAACGAGTTAGTAAAGAGATTACCGATATTAAAGATATAGTGAAAAATCTTGAAACAACGATTAAGGATCAAGAATATCCCAGTGATGAGACTTTAGACGATAAAGCATTAGCGGATAAAGAGTCTATGGAAGCTCCTGAGGAACCTGCTGCTCCACCTGAAGAAGTGGTGCCTCCCCCTCCTCCCGCTCCTGAGCCTGAAGGGGCTCCTGCCCCAGAAGAGGAGGTAGCTGAACCCTCTACCCCTCCTGATGTAAAAGATACGGATGAAGTTATTAATGATTTAGCTAATCTTGAAAACATGGTAGCTGATATAGCTACTGAGCTTGGGATGGCTGGTGATGATGATAAGGAGAAAGAATAATGAGAGAATATTTTAGACCATATTCGTTAGTTGTGACGCTTAGTGATACTAATGCTTCAAGCATTACCTTAGTTGATACCGCAGGATCAGCATTAAAATGCAACTATATTTCTGTAGAGTGTTCTGCTACGACAACCGATGAGTATTTTAGAGCTTCCATTAATCCTACTGGATTAACTACTCCTCTAGGAACTACTATTGCGGCATCTTCTACAATGGGATTAGTTACAAGCGCAGGAGTATCCCAATACGCTAGTCTTAGTGATAAGAGTATTGTAGAATTTCTTTTATCAGATGCAGATAGATCCTCTCTTATAGAACTGCAACTAAGCGAAAATAGTGTGGTCGGTAATTTTTATATAACTTACGGACAGATTCAAACGGGCAACCCGTTACGAGATGGTGAGCGGCCTATAGGAAACTAGCTTAAATGGTGCGATTATCTAAAATGGGTCCAGGAGGAATGATTTCTCCTGGAAGAGCTACTAATAGTCTTTCTAAAAGGGGAAGAACTAGATCAGGAACCAATGCTGGTCAAGTTTTCTATGAAGATAGATCTTGTTATGTTGTTTTTCAATTAAAGGGATCAGCTAGAGGCTCTATTGGAAATAGATATAAAATGATTCTTAGGATGACAGCTACAAATAAATTTAGAGTTCGTGTGTGGGACCAAACTGATACTTTGGTAGGAGTAGTTAACTCAACAACAGGAATGGGAGATATGGCAGCAGCAATTGCAGGAAATTCAGATTTATCTCCTATTATAGATGTAGCTGTTACTGGGACCATTAATGAAACTACCCAGTTTTCAGCAGGGACTGGTATAGGTAGTGCGACTAATTTTTATGGTGGTTCGTAATGGCTGATTTGTCTGGGAATATTCTAGCGTTGCAATCGGATGAGTTAGGGAGACCTACAAATATCGAAGCAATGGTTTCTGGAGATGTCATTCCTCAGTCTATGGGAGGAACAGGGGCTTCTTCTGTTTCTTTTGCTACAGGCTTTTCTTTAAGTGGCACTACAGTAACTTTAGATCCAATCGTTACTGAAGTTGATTTTGGTACTACATCGGAGGTAATAGTTGCACGAAAGATAACTTATGCTACGAGCTTAAGTGGGCACCCAGACAGTACAACTAATTTGGATGGGGTGGTTAGTATGGCTAAGACTTTAGGAGTTAGTGGGGATATGACTCTTAGTGGAAATTTATCAGGTGCTGGCAATATAGGTGTAGTTGGTCAGATTGTGTGTGGGCAGACTGGTTCTGGCACAGCCGACTTAGATGTTAGAGATGATAATAGTGATGCTACTATTGAAATTAATGCTGGGGCCAATTACGATAGCTTAATTAAATTTAGAGAGAATAATGCTTGGAGATGTGATATGGGGTGGGACGGTGGAGATAATGATTTCATTCTTAAGACCCACACTGGAGATATTAATTTAGATCCATATTCTGGATTTACTGTATCTGCAAGTTGCTCCTCCATCACAGTAAGCTCTTGCCCAGTACCCCCTCCGTGGTCTTTTGTTGAAGTTACTGCTGATGACGGGGAGAATACTGCTGATCCTTACTATTTTGCTTCAGGATCTACTCAAGCAAAAACAGAACTTCTTCCTAGTCATATTCTTTGGAATTCTACGGAAAGTTATTTTACTATAGCTAACGCTGGGTATTATGAATTTGAGATGCAGGGAAGCATTACAGTGGGGTCTAGTCCTACCACAGTTACAACTTCTATTATACAAACAGCAGGATTAGGGGCATCTGAAACTGAGAAGATAGATAAGGTTCAGGTTGTCAGAACCAACATAGACCCACATGATATAATGATTAAATGGATGGGGTATGTTGGAGCAGGACAAAACTTTACCTGTAAATTAGACGGTACTGGTACTGTTAGAATGGAGAAAGGCTCTACATTCACTTGTAAGAGATTAATTTAAGGAAAAAACCTAATGACACAAGATAGAAAAACATTTATAACAAAGGACACTCTAATGCCATTAGGTATGGTACTCGCTCTCTGTGGAGGGGTGGTCTGGATAAGTACTCAGCTTACTAATATTAATTATAAGCTAGATATGTTGGAAGGGAAGCTGGAAGACCAGTGGACCAAGAGAGATATGGAAAACTGGGGTCTTAAACTAAAAATGGGAAACCCTGAAATAACAATTCCCAACTTGGAGAACTAATATGAAGTATTTAACGAAAGAGAACATTTTACTTGCTATGGTGGGCCTTTTAGTGCTTGCCAAGGCTAATGACCTTAGACAGTCCCGTAGGGGCCCTGAGAGAGCCCGTGGTGCAATCATGGAGCGTATGCGTGGTATGGACCGTTCTGACTGGGGATCCCGTATGGAGGGAATGAGGAAGGCTAGAGAGGGTAAGGCTAAAGAGGTCATTATGTCTGTGTCTCCTGGCATTACCTGCTGTGATCATCAGCTTCCCTGCTGCGATCAAAATCTGGCTTGTTGCGATACCAAGAGCTAATCTAGCATATGATTCTGTTTGGCGGCTCTAAGTAATCGCCACATATAATTATCTTTAAGAGATCCTAGGACAGTTATTATATTTGTTAATTTAGTGAGGGTATCTTCACTAATAGACTTTTTCTCGATAACCTGTTTGATATCTTCAATTAAGGTCATAAGGTTATTTCTATCATCTTCTGATATTTGAAATACTTGCTTTTCTATTGATTGTCTTGTTTTCATTTTTGGTTTAACATACTTTAACAGTATGCCCTTCTTTTTCGTAGTGACGCTTCCTGGATAGGGAGTGTTCTCTTAAATATTTTTCTTTATCTAAGAAATCATAGATATAGACTACTTCTTTGCTTTCGTGTTTTCTTAAAGCTCGACCTAATGCTTGGAGGGTGGCAATTTCAGACTTCATCCCTCTAGCATTGATGAAGTGAGTTATTTCCTCAATGTTAATCCCTGTTTGGAGTATTTTAGTGCCAATGAGGACACTAGAATCTCCGCATCCTCTGAATCTAGATATAGCGTTATACCTTTCTCCGACCGAATCAGCCCCTTCCAGGAATTCGCACTGTCCCCCAAGTAGGTCTTCCAAGGCTCTTCCGTGATCAAGCGACTTGGTAAGAATAAGGATACGGGATCTTTTGTTTTGTTTTCTAATGTCATTTACAATCTCCTTTATTTTATTATTTCTTTCTTCATTGTTTACAATATAATCTTCATAAACTTCTAAGTAACTTTGGTCTTCATCAACCCCACTTGCTGTATACGATCTGTTGATTAACTGAATAAGTGGTTTTGTTAGCTTGCCCTCGTCTACAAGGCTAGAAGTACTTACACAAGACCATACTGGACCTAGAGAGCCCTCTAGGTTGAATTTGGGAATAGGATCAGAAGGAGGGGTTGCTGTAAAGCCTATTCTATGTTGAGCGTTAGGGAAAGCTCTTAAAGCTGCGAGAGTTGTTTTTCCATTAGCAAACTCATGACATTCATCTACCATCAGTACTTCGGCTTCTTCCAGATGTGTATCGAGAATCTTTTCAATACTCTGGACCGTACAAAGCATAATATCCCCATAAATATAACCTTCACCATAACATAGGCCAACATTATCAATTCCGCAGGTATCAGTAAGAAATTTATAAGTTTGTGTGAGTAGTTGTTTTGCATTGAATAATAACACCATCTTCTTTCCAGCCCATGCCTTGACTAGGGCAGCCATGATTAAAGTTTTTCCTGAACCAGTAGGAGCTTTAACAATACCTCTATGCTTTTGAAGGGCTATTGTTATTAATTCTTGTTGAAAATCATAAAGAGAGAAAGGCTTTATATCATAGGAATTGTGAGTAACTTGTTTTTTATAAGAATATTTTAACTCAGGAACACACTCAATTTTCTTTAAATCTTCAAGGAGACTACATAATAGTCCTGATTTAAAAACACCTGATCTAGAAATAAAATGAGTTTTACCATCCCACTGCCTCCTTTTGTACGCAGACGAGTATTCTGCTCCTGGAATTTTAAAGGAGTACAGTTCGTACAGAGCGCGGAGAAGGTCGGGATTATCTGTCTCAATGCGTGAATTTAATGTATCGACATGGATCTTCATCACACTATTATAGTTTAGATAATCCTTTAATGGAGTTTATATATGATAACAAATAATCCGAATGCAGATGCTGCAAAGCAGAAAATTATTGATGATCTACTGAAAGAGGTGCCTACTGACACCACTATAGCTGTAGATCTACCCTCAGAGTGTCGAGTCTATACTTTAGAGGACGAAGATATGCCTATTACAATCCGTCCGATGACCTTTTCGGACGAAAAAGCTATTGTAGGAGCTAAAAAGCATGATGACCCAGTTAATCTAGTTTTACAGAGATGTGTTACTAATATTAAAGTAATGGACCTTCTTCCTATGGATAAGCTTTATTTAATTATGAAGTTGAGAGAAATCTCTTATGGGGATGACTACAAAACCCTCCTTCTTTGTCAGGAATGTAAAGCTGAAAATCCTACAACAGTTCAGCTTTCTGATCTTAATGTTAACCCAGTTCCAGATGATTTTGAAGACCCTATTACTTTTACGCTACCGATAGCACAAAAAGTAATTAAAGTTAGACAGCCCAGGGTTAAGGATGAAAAACTTTTCATGGATACAGAACAAGCCCTTGATCAGTTATGGAGGTTTGTGACAGAAATTGAAGGACATACTGATAAGTCCATTATTTCCGCAGTGATGGATAAACTTCCTCTAAAAGATGTTAGAACCATCCTAAATGCCATAAAGTCCGAATATGGTGTTGACACTAAGATTAAATTTGCCTGTAAGGACTGCGGAGGGGTGTCGGTCGTAGATCTGCCAATTGACGCAAATTTTTTCGATGTGAACTAGATGAAGTAATTGATACTGATTCCCTTCTTCTAGAAGCCTATATACTTGTGAAACGAGCGCATTTTACATATTCCGATGTAAAAACCATGACTCGTACCGAGAGAACCATATTCTTAAAGTTATTAAAAGAAGATCTAGAGAGAGAACAAGATGCAATTAAACGGAGTAACACTAGTTGATAGATTTAACCGCCCAAGCGTTGGCGGGAAAGTAGCAGTTAGAACGCTATTTATTAATGACGGTGAATTTATTGACCCTTATGATGTTAGTGCTTGCACTATATTCGCTAAGTTATCTAATGCTTCACCCAGTTCCATTATTGATGTTGATGATGGACTCATCAAGAGTGACGCTACTTCAGTAGTCTTAATGAACTTTCAGATTTCAGGAGGCACTGCTCCTGATATTCATGATGGGTGGTCTCTAGACGGTAATGGAGCGGTAAGAGTAACAAGCAATAAGTTGGCCGATACAGATTGGTTCCCTCCTTATGTAGCAGGACCCCAAGCAAGTGGGATTTACCGAGTAGGTGTTGGAGATTATGTTGCTGTTCTAGATGGTAATAACAGCTTGTCAGGTGGTTACAATATCCGCTATCCGTTTAATAGCGGAATTGAGGTAGCCAATGCTGCCTCTTCTGTTCAGGACTACATTGATGTTTGGACTGTAAAACTTTTTGCAGGGTCTGAGTACCAACTCTTTATCAACAGCTTCAGTCTCTACAACGATACTTTCACTACGATCACCGAACCTCTGTTGATTACTACTCGTAACAAGCTTCTGAACAAGAAGCTTCGTTATGGTGAAAAAATTGATATGAAAATTACGACTGATATTACGGTTCAGAATAGTAATCTTTCAGAGGAAACCAAGAATATCTTGAAGGACTATCCAATCACTAATCCTACAATTTCTATCAGCAAAGTTACTGATGATAGTGTTAATCAGGCTCCGTGGACTAGCGTTGTAGTTGATGGTGCTGCTACACTTACGACAGACAACACAATTCTGTATAATTACGATACAACTGCTGGGTCTGTTATAGGTGCGGGAACATATTGGATCAAGGCTTCATACTCTTATCTAACTCAAGACTTTGTAACTCCTCCGTAC